AGTGCTAATTCCTAAAATATTAGCAGACTGATATAAATCAGTATACGGAGTTACTATAAATACATCGTGCTCATATGTTACAGCATTCGACTCTACATTGTATTGCCAAACGAGTCGTAGCGTAGCATTTGAAGTAGTATATAGTAATGGAATATATGCTACGTATAGACCTATATTTGTTTCATCTTTTTCTGAAGTTAGAGTTGTTAAAAGTAAAGACAATCCAGGATCTTCTTCTTCTGGGTTATCTGTAATATCATAAACTTTTACTGTAGGCAGAGCGTCTGCATCTACCACATTACCCTTCCAAAAAACTTGGTGGTAAACAGGTGAGTTTGTATTCTTTAATACCTCTGCCATTTTATTGGCTTAGCTGTAGAACTCCTGCACTTCTGCTGGAGTAGCCATAACAAAGCCTTCCTCCTTATCAAAAATTGCTTGGGCTGTATCTTTGTCCATAGCAACGAATGGGTGCTCTTTTGTAAAACGATGTCCTCTAGTTTCATAGCTGAAATTAGGGCGGACCATCTTAACAAGAACCATGTCTTCTTTATTTACTACTTTTGGTGCCGCCTTTGGTAATGTCTCATTCATTTCTTTTTCTTCTTCCTCTATTCCTTTAGCCTTCTGATAGATGGCCCAAGTTACACCCTCTTCTGCGAGGGCAGCAATAATATCTTTTTTACCCTTTTGTTCTGTAACATCTACTGCAAAGTCTTCCGCAATTTGCTTTAGCTCCGCAACTTTTAATGTATCAAATGACATTAATTTCTCCTTTTGTAGGTCATTTAATTATAGCATTAGGGGAATTATTTGGAAAGGGATTTGGCATGCTTCTTTAGATTGCAGGCGGCATGCGAGGGGCGGACATTAGAAAGGCTATCCTCTCCTCCTTTAGATATAGGCACTATATGGTCAATATGTAGACCTAGCTCCCAATTACCTATTCCAGCCGATCTTGAGGCGGCGGGGTCGATGGCCCTATTACATATATGACATACCCATCCATATAAATCTAATACTTCAGATTCTTTATACTTTTGAACATTGCCATTTTTCTTTAACGTTCTCCGCCTACGCTCTGATTCTCTTTTGATGTGAGGATTTAGCTTTTTATGTTTTCTTTGATATTCTCGATTATACTCAAGATTATTAATTCTCCAAATTCTAACAGACTCTTTTTCCTTTTCTTTATTTTTAATATAATTATTTTTTCTTTTCTGTCTAATAATTTCAGAGTTTTTTAAATAATATTCAGTAATATATTCTGAATGGGCTTCTTTACACGCTTGACACTTTTCTGTTTTATCCACACAATGTTTTTGATATCCAGCATTAGTTCCACATATAGACATAGACATATTATACCAAAAGTAATGGGCTCGGTAAACACCGAGCCCATACTAATTTGCAGGTATGCTATTAGCTAGCTACCTTAACATTTTTTACCACAACCCAAGCATCAGCTTGTTCAATTTGAACGCCAACACGAGTGTAGAGTGTGTACTCAATGGCATCTTTACGAGGCCAGAAGAAGCGGTATACAGTTACATCACGCTTGATTCCAATAACTACGTTATTTGGGAATGTCAAGTGGACGTCACCATGATTGCCAGTTTCTCCTGAGTAATCGCCATCTTGTGCTTCTGGAAGAAGTGGAACTTCAACAATCGGAATACCGAATGCGAATGGTGCCACATATCCAGCTGGACCACCTAGAGGCTGAACGCCTTCTCCACGGATGATCGACGATGCGATATCTTGTGGAATGGTCTGGTTTGTTCCAATGCTATTTGCGTACAGGAAGTCCTGAATCAAATTGGAACCAGCGAGGAAGCGAAGGTCTGAACGACGTTGCTTGTACTTACGTGGAAGCTCCTTGAGAGCTGAGTTGAAGAGTGCACGGCTGATTCCAGCACCTGCAGCATCTACAACATGTCCATATTGCTTTGCTTTCTTGACTACACCATCAAATGCCTTATATAGGTTATCTGATGTTAGCGAGGTATTACCATTTAGGAGTACATCCTCAATGTCATTACCTGCCTGTGTTGCCATCATACGGGCAATATGATCTTCTAGATCTGGACCTTCGATATTGTCCTCAAGAGATTCTGTTGAAAGCTCCCAATCCAAGCGAAGCTTCTTTGTTGTAAGAGAGATCTTTGAGAAGGAGACAGCAGAGTTTGCTACTCCAACCTGATCAGCCTCAGAAGCGAGAACCATAAGCTTCTCACCTACGCCGATACGATCAATCTCAGTAGTGTCTGCTCGCATGCGAACAGTACGAGCTACTTTACCAATTACTGTTGCATCGAACATGTAGTCGAGGAAACGTGCAGACTGCTCAGGGTTGAGTAGACCACCTTCTCCTTCGGAACCAATGTGGATGCCAGTGTTTGCTACTGCAGAGCCAGTCATACCAGCGGTTAACGTGGTACCTGCTGCTGCAGCTTTTTCTAACATTTCATTGCTCATTATATTATTTCACCTACCTTTATTTTAAAAGTTCATTTACGGAACCGAGGAAAGAACCGTTCCATTTTGATTTCTTTATTGTTACTTCCTGTGACCCGCCAAGGTCAGAGGACTTCTTAACTGCGGTCTCTGATTCTACCGCACCGACACGCTTTTCTACGCCATCAATCGTGCTCTTGATATCTTCTACAGCCTTTGAAAGTGCTGCATGTTGTTCTGCCAATTCTGAAATTCGTCCGTCGACGCTCTTGCTGAAAGTTTCTACAGTCTCTTTGATTGCAGTAACCTGAGCAGCATTTGCCTCAGAAGCCTTATTCAATGTCTCAGAGAAAAAGCCTTTGAGATCGCCAAGCATCTTTGCAAAATCAGGTTCATCAACCATAACTTCTGATACGTCGGCTGCTTTTTCCAGAGTTTCGGCAGAAGCGTCTTCAGCAGGTGCTGCCTCTTCGGCAGGAGCTGCATCTTCAGCGGGAGCTGCTTCTTCAGCAGGCGCTGCATCAACGACAGGAGTCTCTTCGACTGCTGCCAATGTTTCTGTGTTTTCTGACACTTCATTACCTCCTTCTGCGTTTGCCTGTTTTGCAATTGTGTTTGTATCAGGCAACGTTAATCTTGACTTATGTAAATCAAGAATTCTATCGATTTCCTTTGCTTTGTTTGCATCATTTGACTCTACCCACCCAATTAATGTTGCAGGTTTTCCAGAAACTGGTGATGTATATTCCGACTCCGTCGACATAAACACCGAATCACTGTCTGCACAATAAAAAATATTCTCTGTTACTGTCTCTGCTGCAATTCCTTTGAACATTAACTGCCCGTTCATTTTCTGAATTGACAAAATGTTGCAGAGTTCATTTGCTGGAGAATCAACAACTGATAGCTCCATCAATGCATAATCTTTAATAAAACGAACTGGCTTACCTGTTGACTTATTGACTTCATTTTGTGAGTCAATAATTTTTCCGCCGATTGAAAATCCTTGTAGGGTTCCGTCCAAAATCTTTTCCCATGTATCTTGAGCGCCCTTTGAAATGTATGCGTCTACATAAACGCCATTATAAAATTCTTTTGTCTCTGGATCATAATATGTTTCTGGCTTAAATGAAACCATTTTGCCAACAGCGTTTGATCCATGCATCTCACGAATATTTCCACGGAAAGATTCAAATGCTTTTAACGATGCTTCTGCTGTGACAACATCTCCAGTTTGATCAAGATTATCTAGCGTAGCAAAACCAGAAACGGTGCGCTTTTCACGATTGACTTTTGTGAATGGCACGGATAGGTTAATATTATCGCCATTTGATGACCATAGAGATTTCTCAATATTCATATGCTTAATTTTATAACGTTATTATACATAAGGCAAATAATCAGTTGAGTAGTATTAGTCTACTTGTCTGCCGTCGCCTTGTGGATTTCTCGCTTCCCCCGAAATATCTGGGGAATTATTATCTCTTTCTTGATCTCTGGTTCTGGTATTTCCAGCCTGGGCTCTGACTTCCGCCTGCTGTTGAGGCTTTAATTGGACAACCTCATCGCCACCGTCCATTGGGACCATACCCTTACGAATTCTAATTTCGTTAGGAGTAATTACCTGCATCCTCAAATATCTCTCATCAATCTTAGACTGAGTATCTTCATCTGTAAGACTAAGCTCATTAAATTTAATTTGTAGGGCATCGGTCATTTCTTCAATTAATTTATTTAATTTCTTTTCTAAAATATCCTGAATTGGACGGCAAACCTGCTCCTTAAATGTCTTATCAGCATCACGGGCATTTGCCAAAGAAATTCCCTGAGGACTACCAATTTTAGAAATTGGGACACGATGGGCCATCAATATTTCGTCTCTATTGGATTGACGATATACATTAAATGAGGACTCTTGGGTTCCCGCCTCAATTGGTTCCATTTTAAATTCAACCTTGGAATCTGAAGTATCTGCAGGGAGGGGTATATAAAGGGATCTGTGATTTTTTCCTCTTAATCCAACCTGGAAAAATTCAAGAAGCTTACGCTCTGATTCTGTAGATAATTTAGCACCCTTAACTGTAATAATATATCTAGGTACTGCTTTATTCTCAAAATAATCTAAGTTATATTTACCAGCAAATTCGTTTCCTGTCATTGCATTTGCTGCAGAGACAATA